AGTGAGCCGGGATCCCAACGAGTACGAGATGGGCCCGGGGCAGATCAACATCATGGAGCCCGGCGAGGATGTCACCTTTGCCGACCCGAAGCGACCGGCCAGCGGCTTCGACAGCTTCCTGCGCGCCATCTGCGAGCAGGTGGGCGCAGCCCTCGAGATCCCGGCCGACCTGCTCCTCAAGGCGTTCAACAGCTCGTACAGCGCCAGCCGCGCCGCCCTGCTGGAAGCGTGGAAAGCCTTCCGCATGAGGCGCAAGTGGTTTGTCGATGACTTCTGCACCCCCATCTATGAGATCTTCATCGCCGAGGCCGTGGCCCGCGGACGCATCAGCGCCCCGGGCTTTTTCGCTGACCCGGCAACCCGGGCGGCCTACCTCGGCGCCGAGTGGATCGGCCCCTCGCAGGGGCAGCTCGACCCGACCAAGGAGATCACGGCCGAGATCCTCGCCATCGGCGAGGGCATTACCACCCGCGAGCAGGCCACGATCCGGCTCAACGGCGGCCAGTGGGACGCCAACATCGACCAGCTCGCCCGGGAAAACGAGAAGCTGCGGGCGGCTCAGGGAGACACCGGCAGCACCGGCGACTCCGGCGGCACCTCAGTGGCCGGCACATCCCTCTCGGCTGCCGTGCGGCGCGCTGCCATCGTCGCCGAGGTGGAAAAGACCATCAAGGAAGGAGACAAGGACAAGCATGAAAACGAGTAACACCCCGCGCCTGTGCGCCGGGCCGCAGGTCGTCCAGCAGACGCCGACGAAGTTCTGGAACATCGCCAGCGTCGGCGAGGACTCGGGCGAGATCGTCCTCTATGGCGATGTCGTCGCCCGTCAGCCTGTGGACTGGTGGACGGGTGAGCCCGAGCCCGGCCTCTATATCGCTCCCGAGAGCTTCATGGAGGATCTCGCGGCCGTCAAGGGCAAGAGCAACATCACCATCAAGATCAACAGCACCGGCGGCGACCTCTACACCGGCATCGCCATCCACAACGCCATCAAGGGCCTGAGCGGCCACAAGGTCGTCATCGTGGAGGGCATCGCGGCCAGCGCGGCCAGCGTCATCGCCTGCGCCGGCGACGAGGTGCAGGTCTACCCCGGCAGCATGGTCATGATCCACGGCGTCGCGGGCCTGCTGATGGACTACTACACCCTCGCAGACCTGAAGAAGCTCCAGAAGGACTTCGACGCCAGTGAGCGGGCCATCGCGGAGATCTACCACGCCAAGACCGGGATCGCGGTCGAGCAGCTCCGCACCATGATGACCCGCGAGACATGGATGGTCGGGCAGGAAGCCATCGACAACGGCTTCGCCGACACCCTGCTCGAGGGCGACGGCCCCGATGTCAGCGTGAGCGCCGACAAGCAGGTGCTCCTCGTGGCCGGCATCCGGCACAACATCAAGGGGCTGCACAATGTCCCGAGCACGATCCGCATCAACAGCATCCACGCCGCCCCTGCGGCTGGAAATAAGCCGACCGGAAACGGCGGCAAAAACAGAAAGGATGATAAGCCCATGACTCTCGAGGAAATGAGAGCGCAGCACCCCGACCTCGTCGCTCAGATCGAGCAGCAGGCCGCCGCAAATGCCGTAACGCAGGAGCGGGCCCGCATCGAGGCCATCGACAGCATCGCCGCAAGTGTGGGCGACGCTCAGCTCGTCAGGGACGCCAAGTTCGGCGAGAACGCCTGCACCGCTGAGCAGCTCGCACTCAAGGCCATGCAGAAGCAGGCGGCCCTCGGCGCCAAGCACCTGAAGGACGCCGCCACCGACAATGCTGACTCCGGCGCGGCCGATGTCGGAGCCGCCCCCAATGGAGGCGAGGAAGGCAGCGAGACCGACGACAAGGCCAAGGTCGACGCCATCGTCGGCATCTACAACACCACCAAGAACGGAGGTAAGAAGTAATGAGCAAGAGACTGGATGAAAACCTCGGCACCGTCGGCTATGACGGGCTGATCGTCACAAATGAGCCTGTTGCGGACGTTGTGACCGTGACCCTCGCCGCATCTCAGGGCGTACTCGCTCGCGGCACTGTCATCACCGGCACCGCCGGCGGTGAGATGTCCGCGGCCGCTGCGGCCCTCGTGGCGACCAACGCGGTCTATATTCTCGCAGACGAGACCGACACCGGCACCGGCGCCGCTGTCACCGCCACGGCATACCGCACCGGGCACTTCGCCCGGAACAA